CTTATGTAATTTTTTATTAAAATTAAATGGTCCTTTTACAATCCCTGTACCTAGTAAAGCAGATTCTAAAAGAGCATTTCTTATTTCAGCATTACCATTAGACTCTTCTATTTGGTCATGTATAAGTTTTTCCATTCTTCTTGCAGCTCTTTGTGCAGGAGAAATTTCTATTTTTTGTGGGTCAGGACTTACTCCGTCTGTAAGCATACCAGCTTCTTTAGCTTGGTCTTCTAAACTATTTTCAAATATTCCATTATAAAAAGTAGCTCCGGGTTTTAAAGTTTTACCATCACCTTCATAACCAACATCATAAGGATTTATATTTGAACCTTCTCTATTACCTATATTGTCAGGAGTAGAAGTTTCTAATGAAGGAGAAGGATTAGATGTATCTAAGTATGCAAAACTTGTTTCTCCTTCAGGTACTTTAGTTTCAGAAATTCCTATTGGAAATTTACCTGTACCAAATATAACATCAACTAATTGACCAAAAGCAGCTAGTACTTTAGTTTTAGTAACCTTTACAAATACTCTAGACTTTTCTGATTCTCTAAACTTAACACTTTTAGCATAAAGACCTCTATAGTTTTCATAAGCCTTTAACCATCTTTTTTCATCTGTTTGTCTAGCGTCTTCAGCTTGAGCATACCTTCCTTTAATAATACCAATAAGATTTCTTTGCTGGTCTTCTTCTAAAGTTAATTGAACTCCAGCTTCACCTTCTACTTCTTCGTAGATATTATTAGCACTTAAAAATGTATTTTCGTTGTCTGCCATATTTTAATAACCAAATGTCGAATCAACTGGTCTATACATTTCTCGTTTTAAACCTCGCATTCTTTCTAATGGGCTTTCCATTCTAGGTCTACTCATTATCATATAACGCAGTGCATCATATGCGTGGTCAGAAGCATGTGTGTCGACATCTTCTGGATTAGTTTTAGATAACGGTATAGACTGTAGCTCTCTTATTAAGTTAGGACATGTATTAAATATCTGTAACTTAGGTCTATTGTTTTCTCTAATCTTTAAATACTCGTGTATTTGTATTTTACCTTGTATTCTATTCTTATCAGCTCGTCTTAATTTATGACCAGCTCTAACTAAACTTTCTCCTACAGTTGGACCAGTTGTACCTGTATTTGCCCATGCTGCAGTATCTAAAACCCCGTTTACTGAAAAAGGGTCTTCTGTTTCCATATCTGTTATTATACTGCCTAATTCTTCACCTGTCAAGCCTTTTCTATATAATTCTCTATAAATTATTAAAGTATTATCATTCATGTCCATAATACCCCATAAACAACAAGACTCTGATGCATAACCATAGTCAATTCCTTTTACTCTTTCCCAATGTACGGGTAAAACAAAAGGAGAAATAACATGCACACTAGGTTCAAATTCTGTAAAAGCAGCACCTTCTGCTACATCCCAGTTACCTTCAAGAAGTTGTTGTCTTTGAGTCGGTGGTAAAGACTTAAGCATTTGCTCATAAACACCGTCAGCATCTAAGTAAGGATTGTCAGCTAGTCTAGCAGGAATAAACTTTCTTGTTAAACCATCTTTACCTTCAAAACTTTTGTTATGCTCTTGAGGCGTTATATATCTTTGTTTTACCCAATGAGAACCTACACCACCCGGATTAGCAGTACAGCGTAAGTATGTTTGTATTTCTGGGTCTGTTGTACGTAGTCTTGAAGCAAGGTAGTTCCAACTAAACTCTGTAGGTAAATGAGTAATCTCATCAAAACCTATCCAACTATATGCTTGTCCTTGATATCTGTATACGTCTGCATCTCTTTCAAGGAAACCAAATTCTACTTTAGCTCCACTAGGAAAATTCCAAAGCTTTTCAACTTCTTTAAACTTAGCACCGGGGAATGCTTGTGGATATAACTCACGAGATTTATCTATCATCTCTCTTAATTCTGGCATAGACCTTCTAAGTATTAAAGCTCTGTGTGCTTTTTTGTGTGCATATCTTAATGGGTCAACAAGCATAGCATAAGATTTACCACCACCAGCAGCTCCTCCATATAACACATCTTTTTCACTAGCAGCAAGAAAGTCTGTTTGTGGACCTTCATTGGCGTGAAATATTACTTTAGAATCTTTTAATACTTCTTGAATAGAAGGAGTGACTTGTTCTAGTTCTTCATCTGTAACAATATTAGAAGTTGTTTTTTCTGTTGCTGCTTTAAGAACTTTTTGTTCAGCTTTTATTTTATTTTCTTTATTAGCTACTTTCTTTTTATCTTTTATTAATTGTTTTTTTTCTTTAGCTAGTTGTTGTTTTCTTTTTGTTTCTTTTGAATATTGATACTTATTATTAGAAGGAATATAAGTATTTTTAATTATTTTAGACAAGCCTACATGAGTTAACTTTCTTCCTGTTTCTTCTGTAATAAGCTCTGAAGCTTTTCTTAAAGAGTATTCTTTATTAATAACAGAATCAATATACTTTTTTAAAACATTTAACTCATTAGCTATAGGTTCTAAGTATCCTTGTATGCTACTTAATTTATAACCAAACGGAATAGTTACACTTTTCTTTTTTATATAACCTTTTGGTATGTCAGACATTACTTTACTTTTCTATAAGCTCTTGTTTTTCTTGCTGTTTTTTTTGATTGTTTAGAATGTTGTTTTCCTTTAGCAGTATCTTTTCGTTTTTTTCTTGTAGATGCTGCATATTCTGAATCTGATAATGCCTTAATTGCTTTTTCTGGGAGATATCTTTCTCCTGTCTCTGATGATTTCTTACCAGATTTAGTTCTCCATTTTTGTTTAGTCCAAGCTCTAAGACTTCTTTGTGACTTTTTTAGACTTGACATTTTTCTTTTTTGTTGATGTTAAACATTTTTTAAAAAGTTTTGAAAAACATTTATTTGCTTTATCCATTACTTTTACTATCATTTATATCCACCTCCAGAAGCTTTATATTTTTTTGCTAAGAGCTGGGCTTTTCGAGCAGACCATTGACCGGCTTTACCACCTTTGGTACCACGTTTAATCGACTCGAAAAGTCTCTTACGCATACTTGGCTTGGTATAATTACCAGCTTTGTTTACGGTAGATTTACTTTTCTTTTTTGTTGTTGCCATCTTTTTCTCCGAATATTAAATCCCAATTAGCTTCGTATTCTTGTTTAGATATTGAAAGTGGTCTTGGTCTTGCACCTTTACCACCGTCACTCTTACCATAAATACTTTTTCTAAAAGTTACTTGGTTACCTTCATCATTACCTATCTGTCTTCCCATACTACCATTTAACTTTATGTGACCAATATCTTGCACTTAGTTTACTAGGTTTAGAGTCTTGTGCATTATGTCTTGCATAATAAGATTTCTTTCTAGCTTTGTCTTTTGCAGTTGTAGGATTTTTACCAGCACCACTAACACCTTGTTGCCCGAAACGAATAAGTTTTATTTTATCACCAACTTTAGCTACAACAACATGTGACTTAGTTTTATGACTAGGAGTTCTTTTAGGTTTATTATAACCGCTTACTCCTGCTTTTTTTAATCTACTATCTTTTTCTTTTGGCATTAGTGTATTACTCTTTCTTCTATTTTAAATTCATGTTCTAGTTCTTGGATTTCTCCTAAAACTAATAACCCATATTGTATTGCTATCCTATTAGCTTGAGCAACTGTATCTGCTTTAATGTAAGGACCTATTGCATATCCTTCTTCATTAACATGTTCAGTTATCCAGAGTTTCATAACTAGCATCCTCTGCTTCAATATCTATAGTATGTTTTTCTGGTAGTATAAAAATACCACCACCAACATTATGATTGATATCTAATCTTTCTTTTTTACCTAAACCAACTCTATCTAATATTGTTTGTGCTGCTTGTAACTTTACATTAGCTTGTGGTAATGCTTTGTCACTCTGTAACACTTCAACAAGTTTAAAAGCAGCTAAAGGTGCTTCCCTTGCAAGTACGTCACTGGCTAAATCTACTATCTCTTGTTTAAGTGAGTGTATAACTTGGTAGTGATTGCCTGAATATCCTGCAAGTTCGGCTGAAAGTTTAAGGTTTCCTTTGGTCTCTATGAGATTATTAAGGAAACTTTCTTGTTTATCTGTCAGTTTTCTCTTGTTTTGTGTTGGTAAAGACATACGCATATTATATAGTTTTATATAGGGTTTGTCAAGTGTTAATAAATATTTTATAAAACTATTGACAAACCTTAATATTAACTATATAATAACATTAAGTGTGCCAAGGTTGAAACATATCTACATGGTGATTCTAACTATGTCAAACCTCCAAACTTCCAAGCCCTGCCAATAAATTATGAAGTCTTTGGTGTCGGGCAAAATCTACTTAACACTCTAAAATCCTATAAAATGTAGAAGCACTAGTATATATATATGGGGGTGGGGGGGTGGGTCTTGCCTCCCCTCCTAAACTCTATAGAGTTTACCAAGATTTACAAACAATTCTCTACTTAAAGTCTAAAAGACTTTAAAAACTCTACAGAACTTACCAAGATTTACCGAGTTAAAGCCTATGGCTTTTTAGCTCTACCAAGTTTCCAAAGTTTTCGTAGAAAACATGGGGTTTTATATTACTATCTAAACTCTAAAGAGTTTACCAGACTATATAGATTTTAACAGGCTCTACAGCCTTTTTAACCTGTGGTTATTGTTCTGACCCTGACCATGAAAAACAATCGCATACGAAAGCTCTAAAGAGCTTCTAGGATTGTTTAACTTGTATGTTTCCGTAGGACAAATCTATGATTTGAGTGTAGAAATATGTGTAGGGGGTTGAAGTCTTTTAAAGACTTTAGGGAATTTTAGACCAAAAAAAAGACCCCGAAGGGTCTTCTTAGTGAGTAGCTTTAGCTACTTAACCGATACTTACAAGCTTCTTGTAAGACCTCATAGCCTTCAAATCAACAGAAGGCAAAGCCTTCATAGATAAGATTTTAGCTACTTGACCTTGAGTCAAGGGAGATTTCTTGTCATTCATTCTTGAAAGAAAATGACCATGAATAGTTCCCCACTTGATGTCCTTCGGACACTTCTCAGCTTTGCTGAACTGCGAAGCAATCTTACGAACCATTCCGTAGGAAGCCTGAGCCGACTCATCTTGGATTGTAAATCCAGCTGAAGTATTAGTATTAGTAAACGAAGTTTTAGCATTTGAATTTGCCATAATTTCAATCCTTTCCCCTTTGGGGAATAAAGCAACAGCACAATTGCTGATGCCATTACACAGTAAGGCTTCTCATTTCGGTTGTCAACATCTTTCTGTGTGCGTTAACACGCGTTAAGAAAGTAGAGCCTCTCAAAACTAAGCCAAAAAACCTCTCGAAAGCTCTCAAATGCACAAAGTCGTTTAAGACTTTGATTTCCCTGCGTAAGAATTTACACATCATGATGATGTCATAAAGCGTCATACGCCTGTAAAATCTTTATGTCTGATTTGTAATGGAATGACGAAAAATTACGCGTAAAACACATAAATATTTACACAATAAATCACATAAACTTTGTATTTATACACACGCATGTAATATTTATATTTATGTGTGCCTTCCTTCTTGACAACCTAAAAATCAGTCTCTAAAATTAGTGGGGCAAATCGGCAATCAAGCTGGTTTGCTTCAACCGAACTTTTGAGTTCAAGGTAAATTATGGAAAATTTAGTAAATGCTATTAGCGAAACTCGTATGGAAAGACTGCTGAACCCTCAAATGTCTGACCATTTCTACACAAACTTTCATGGAAAGTATGGTTATCGTGGTTATGAAATAAAAATAGGCAGAAAATGGGTAACAATGAGGTCAAATACTCACAAAGTGAGAATGTCTTTAATTAAATTTAAAGTTCATGCGTTTCTACAATGGAGAAAAGATAGTATGACTGATGCTTCTTGCAAAGTTTATAATGAAACAGGTAAATATTCTAGACCTAGAGCATGGTGGAAAAACTATGGTTTCGAAAGCAACCCTAAAGATTTTGTTTATGATAAATCTAGATTGGCTTGGTAGCTAATCTTTATTGTAAATATTATTTATGTTTATATACAAATTGTGTGTGTTTCACTTGACAACTGCTTTGCTATCGATTAGGGTGGTAGGGCAATGTCAACTGTGGCATTGGATTTTTAACAACTGCTTTAAATAGCAAGGAAATATTATGGCAAAAGCCAACGAAAAACAAAGAAACGAATATGAAGCCGACCTTGAAGCTCTCGAAGTTAGAATGGAAAGTTATAATACTGATGCAGAACTTATGGATTGTTCTGACGAAGCTCTTGAAGAAAGAGATTATTTAGATACAATGGAATTTTGTATGGAATTAGAATTTAATAGCGTCATTGATGATGACCAATTTAATTACATGGAGGTGTAATTATGAAAAAGAAATGTGAAAATCCTAATGGATTAAAAAATATGGCAACTATTGTCGACTCTAAAACAAGAAAACCTTTAAAGTTTAACAGCTTAGACAAGGCTAAATTGTACCTTAAATCAAAGGGTTATAGGTTTAGAGAAGCATTTAATATGAAAGAAGATAGGTCTATGATTTATCAGGGTAGATTTGGTTGGGTGAAAGTAACATCAACTAAAGATTTTTTAAATAAAACAACTATGGAACAGGGAACTGTTTGGAACATAGTAAAAATATAAGGAGTAGATATGGAGACAGAAATAGAAACAATAGATATTAACGATACTTTATACTGTATCATTTGGACAGACGAAAATTCTAAAATACATTTTCATTATTGCTCATGTGCAAACAAAGAAAAAGCCATAATAGATTTCTTTAGAACTGAAAATCCTGAAGATATTGAAGGTTACGAAATTACTAGGACTGATGAAGTACATTATGTAGGAGAACATATATGAAAGCAATAGAATATTTTAATAAAATAGAAGAATTTGCAAATCTTAAAGACAAAGAAGGTTTTGAAGCCTTTGAAAAGTGTTTATATGATTTAAATAAAGAAGATTTACTTGAATTAATTGTAGAATTTACAAGCATAATAGCTAAAGCTGATGTAAGTTTAGATATAATTGAAGACCCTTTTGAAATAAATAAAGATTTTAATAAAGTATGTGATGACATAGAAGATGCAGTAAATAAAAGTCATTTAAAAATCGTACATTAAATATTTATGTGCCCTATTCCTCTTGACAAGTCCACTTGGATTTGCTATTGTAGTTGGGCAATCACAACTTAACAAGTCTATTAAGACTAGGAGATAAAAATGATAGATAAAAATATTAGCTTTCATGATGTAATAGAAATAACCAACTGTAAATCTATAGAAGATGAAACAGTTGTTTTAGGTAAAGGTGAAAGTAGAACACCTTGTAGAACAATAACTATTTGTCAAGACTACGAAGGACATTCAGTTAGAACTGTGTTAAATCTATTTGGTCAGAATGGACAAGATACTGTTCCAATGGAAGTATAAAAAAACTTATAAGGACACCAAGTAAAAGAGGTGCTAATACTAAAGCACAATAATAATATGACTTGGTCTCTAGGGATTACTGTTAAATCGTAAAATTAAACTGTGCAATCAGGATAAACTAGAACAAGTATAAACCGAGCAACAGTCCTGAAGGTACTCTTTCTGCTAGTTTGAGTCGTAAATAAACCAACTAGCACCACTATTAATTATAATAAAATGGAGATAAAATATGTCGAAAACTACATATACAATACGAGGTAGTAATACTACTACTGCAATAAAATATGCACCAATCATTATCCAAAATATTTGGAGAGCTGGTACTGAAGCAGGGGCTAACATCATTAGAGTTAGAGTAGCTAAAGAGAGAGATGAGAAAACTAAAGGTAGAACATTCTTTGGTTATCATCAAAACAAGGTATCTATATATCAACAGCTACAAGACCCTATATTTCCACTATGGTTTAGACGAAAAGTTAAACTAGGTGAAAGTAATAAAGGTATGCAAGTCTTAGAAGTTGCAAACAATATGGATGCACAACAAACATTCAATGTTATTGATAGCTACGAAGCTTATACAAATAGTGCATGGACTAGATTTACTGAGAGATTGAAAGATACATTACTATATAGTGTGTCTTTGTTTCAAAGGTAAAAGGAACAGTCAGCCATTGGGTGCGAGAAGGTTATCCCAAGAAGTGACTTTAAACTACTAGACCTTCAAGTGCTGGGTATCACTTTAA